TGACAATATAGGAGGCTATTATGCCTAATGTCTCGAAGCCAATGGGTTTGTCCCCTGTGGGCTACCTGAACGGCGCTCCCTGGAACGGCAAAGGCCGTACATACGCGATCGCTTCCACCGATGCCAACGCTTTTGCGATCGGTGATCCTCTGAAACTGGCCGGTGGCCTGACCGCAGACGGTGTCCCTCTGGTGACTCTGGCTGTTGCAGGTGCCGGTAACGACGTGGTCGGCGCTCTGTTGGGCACTGGTGGTTTGGAAAATGGTTCGGCTTTTGTCGACCCATCGAACCTGGACACCACCATTATCCCAGCCACGAAGTCCAAGGTGTACTACGTCATGGTGGCCGATGATCCCAACACGATCTTCGAAATCCAGGAAGACAGTGTCGGTGGTGCTATCACTGCTGCCAACGGCACCAAGAACTTCAACTTGGTTTCCGGTGTCAACAATGGCTACCTGTCGGGTTGGCAGCTGGATAGCTCCACTGGTGCTACCGGCGCTACATTGCAATTGAAGGCTTTGGGTATCACCCCTCGCCAAGACAATGCCTTGGGTACCAGCGCTAAATGGCGTGTCATCATCAACCAGCACACGTACCGTTCCGGTACTGTTGGTATCTAACTCGAATAACGAAAGGAGCATACCATGTCTGGTATCATCAACACCGGTTCGCATCCGAAACTGCTCTGGCCCGGTATCCACGCGATCTGGGGCCAACTGTACAACGAGCACGCGACAGAGTACACTGACCTGTATGACATCGAATCTTCGGATCGTGCATACGAACAGGACGTCCAGGTCACCGGTTTCGGTTTGGCCCCGATCAAGCCTGAAGGTCAAGGCCCTTCGTACGACTCTGAAACTCAGGGTATCATCACGACGTATGTCCACATCGCTTACGCGTTGGGATATATCGTGACACACGAAGAAATCAAGGACAACTTGTACGAGCAAGTGTCCCAACGTCGTGTGAAGGCCAATGCTTTCTCGATGAATCAAACCATCGAAAACGTCTGCGCCTTCCTGTACAACAACGCCTTCAACAGCACCTACTTCACCACAGCAGACGGTCGCCCCCTGATCGACACTGCCCACGTGAACGTCACAGGTGGTACCTATTCCAACGCACTGGCAACCCCAGCCGACTTGTCGGAAGCTGCGTTGGAAGACTTGAGCATCCAGATCATGGGTACTCAAAACGATCGCGGCCTGCTGATTAACATCATGCCAGAGTCCCTGCACGTGACCCGTCAGGATTGGTTCAACGCCAACCGTATCATGAAGTCGGTACTGCAGTCCAACACTGCTACCAACAACATCAACGTGTTGAAGGCAACCAATGCGTTCCCCGGTGGTATCAAGATGAACCACTACTTCACTCAACCGCACGCCTTCTTTATCCGTACCAACTGCCCAGACGGTATGCGCATGTTCTGGCGTGAGAAGCCCTCGTTTGATCAGGACAACGATTTCGACACAAAGAACGCCAAGGCCCTGAGCTACATGCGTTTCTCGGTCGGTTGCACTGACCCACGTGGTATCTTCGGCTCGAACGGTCCTTAATAGTCAGGACAAGGGGATGGGGGCTCCGGCCCCCTTCTCTGTTTCACGAAAGGACATATCATGGCTAACGTGGTTACGACCCAAGTCCTGGTTGACGGTGCCCGAAACTTGGTGGTGAAAGTTACCGGTGTTCTGGATACTTCGAATGTGGCATCTACAGTCATCGTCGATCCGGCCACATTGGTTCCTGTGCCGACACAGTTGCGTATCGACTGCCTGGAATTCATGGTCAGCGATCCCTTGAGCGTGTTGTTGAAATGGGATGCTACCGTGCCTGCCGACATCGCCCCAGTTACCGGTTTCGGTAAGCTGCAATTCCGCCAGTTCGGTGGTTTGCAAAACAACGCAGGCGCAGGCAAGAACGGTAAAATCTTGTTGAGCACGGTGGGGTGGGCAGCTGGGACCGAGACGTTCACAGTTATTCTTCACATGGTTAAGCAGGGGGTATGATGGACGCAATTTTGCAACAATTGGCTGCCGGCGCAGTTGCTGGTCTAGTGACAGGCGCAATGTGCTGGGGCGCAATGCAACGTGATATCAAGTGGCTCAAGGAAAGCCTGACAGAGCTGCGTACCCTGTTCTTTAAGTACGTGCAGGAATCTGGTAACACCAACGGCAAGAAAGGTTGCTGATTATGGCAGACAACACCGCGTCCCGGATCATCCAAAATGCTATGGAAGATGCGGGGTTGTTACAGGAGGGGCAAACCCCTACACCCGCGCAGCAAGCTCGGTACATGATTCGACTGAACGACATCATCAACTTCGAGCAGACGCAGGGACTCAAATTGTTCTTGATGGAAGACGTGCCGATTACCTTGGTGGCTGGGCAGGGTCGCTATGTGCTCGGCCCGCTCGGCGATGTGGTGATGCCTAAGCCGACGCAGATCATTGACGCCTACTTCAAGGATCAGAATAACATCCAACGCCCCCTGATCCCGATGTCCTGGAACGAGTGGACGCGATTGTCTCAGCCGGGGATTCAAGGGCAGGTCAATAGCTACTTTGAAGACAAGCAGCCCGGGCAGATCAACCTGTGGCTGTGGCTTGTGCCAGATAACGTGGCTGCCTTAGGCCGGGTTCACGTCATTGTGCGGACCCAGCAGCCTAACGTGATAAGCGTCACTGATGACATGGTGTTCCCACAAGAGTGGTTCATCTTCCTCCACTGGGCACTGGCTGCAGACATCTGCACAGGCCAACCTGAGAGCATCATCCAACGATGCGAGGCGAAGACAGCCTTTTATAGAGAGGCCCTGAACTCTTGGGACACAGAGGATACCTCGATCCAGTTCCAGGTCGATGCTCGTGGGGGCTATGTTCAAGGGGACTTCCGATGAGTGTAGAACTTAAGTCAATCCCTCTGGTGGTTCAACCATCAAACCGGGGGAACAGCACAAGCACGGATGCCCGACTGGTCAATGCTGTGGCGGAACAGCAACCTGATGGCTCAGTCCATGTGTTTCGTCGTCCCGCAATTCGCTTCGTGTCGAACCTGCTTACACCAGGGGCTGATCCTCAGAAGACGGTGGGCGTCCATACCAAGGATGCGTTTTACGGGTTCGTTGCGATCTATACTGCATCTTTCGCGGCGAAGACCGAACTGTACAGCGTGTTCGCAGGCACTGGTGCGATAGCCCTTATTGGTAACCTCGGATTCGCTTTTGAACATGACTGGGAAATGTCCAGCAATCGGGCTACCCCTCAGCAGACACTGATCGTCGCTGGCACGGGCGCGCGTTGGACAGACGGGGTTACCCTCACTACAATCGCAGCATGGCCCCCCTCCGCCGGGGGAGCTACTCGCCTCGGCCCAATGGTCTACCTGGACGGGCTGACTTTCGTACTGATGAGTGACGGTCGGTTGTGGAACAGCGCAGTGAACGATGTCACCACCTGGGCGGCCTTGAACTTTCTCCAGGTGCGCACAGATGCTGATGCGCCGAAGGCGATTCAAAAGCAGTTGACCTATATTGTGGTGTTTAAGGAAACGTCGATTGATGTTTTCTATAACGCCGCCAAACCCCAGGGGTCACCTCTGGCTCGTAATGACTCCGCTAAGAATAGTTCCGTGGGGCTACTCCATACGCGTTCCCTGGTGCGTATCAACGACATCCTAATCTGGGTGTCCCGTAACTCGGGTGGTCGCACCTCCATCAGCATGATGGAACGCTTGCAGGTGACGGACATCGCCACGCCTAACATAGAGCGTTTGCTGGCAGCCCTCACAGAGGGAGCGGAGGTTTACGCTACGGGATTCAGTTCGGGTGGGCATGACTTCTACCTGCTTTCCTACAACAGCGTGCTTGCGAGCGGTATCCTGTGCTACGACCTGACTAGCAAGGCTTGGGCAACGTGGAGTAGCGGTGCCTTGGCTCAGATGTCGTTCCTCTACACATACACAGCACCTCGTGCGGGGGGTGTGATCCTCTACGACCGCACCTCTACGGAAACGTACGAACTGGACTTTACAAAGTACCAGGACACCGATCAGGACAACACGCCGTATAACATCCCTGTAGACATCTACACCCCCTTGTGGGATCAGCAGGTTCGCTTGAAAAAGCAGAACGTCAAGCTGGAGATTCACGGTGACCAAAAGTCTGCGGGGACGGTGCAGGTCAGCACGACTGACGATGACTATCAAACCTGGGGACCCGTGCGTGATGTGAGCCTGGCCGATGGTGTGGCCACCTCGGTTAACTGGGGAACCTTCCGTCGTCGGGGGTGGCATATCAGTAATAACGAAAACGTACCTTTCCGGGTGACCAACCTGATCGCCCACATAGCTTTGGGGACAGCATGAGCCAGCGCGTTACGGAAGTTCCGCCTTATGACCTCCCGATGTATGAAGACATGGGGATGCTCACCCGCTGGAAAGGGTACTGGGTGGCCTTGGATCTAGTGGTCAATGGCACGCAAGCGGAGGCGACTGCCGTCACGGGGGCGTCCCCTATC